TACACAATCCCTAAACATCTGATATACATTCTCCTCCTCTTCCTTAGCAATTTCTACCATGTCTGGATCATCACCTTCATTCCACTTGTTTAGTATATTATTCGTGACTCCCATGTGTTGTGATTCATCACGAGCAATAAGGGAGATGATCTTTGCTGATCCTTCGAGTAACTTGAGCTCACCAAATGCAAAGGAGCAAGCGAAAGAGACATAAAAGCGAATACCTTCAAGAATGTATACATTAACAACTGCCCTATATAAGTGTCTTTTTAAATCTTTGATTGTCCATTCTGAGTTGGGATGATTTCTCATACCATCTGTCCAAGCACTGCTTTGACCATACTCTTGTGCATAATTGATGAACTCATCATATGCTTTAGTAACTGACTGAGCACGTGCTAGTATCTTCTCATCATCTAGTATAGTATCAAAGACCTCAGATGGATCTGAGTATACATTCTTAATGATGTGAGTGTAAGACCTACTATGAATCATCTCCATAGTCTGCCATATATTCATACAACCTTCAAGCTCAGGTAGTGAACAGTAAGGCATGAAAGCCATACCAGGTGCACGACCTTGTACAGAGTCCAAGAGGATCTGGTACTTAAGGTTGCTGGTAAATATGTGTCTCTGTGCTGCATTTAACGTCTGATAGTCTGCCCTATCTTTCTGTAACGATACTTCTTCTGGTCTCCAGAAAAATCCTAGTTGTGTCTGTGTTAACTTATCAAATATAGGATACTTAAACTTGTCGTATCGTTGAACTCCTAGTGGAGGACCAAAGAACATCTGTCCTTTGGTGGTATCAGTCTTCTTTGTATTAAAGACAGTCATACCAGTGATCTCATCAGATTTTGCAGCTGTCACAGTCCTCCTCCTCGGTAGAAAAGATATCTTCTAAAAGATTCTGGACTGATTCTTTATTGGAATCCAAATCTACCTCGTCTGTCTTACTATCATATGTATTCTGGTAGTAAGATGTCTTCCAACCATACTTATAAGTCGTTAATAAATCTTGAGCCATCACCGAGGTAGGAACCTCATTGTTCTCAAATTGATTTGGATTGTAACTCCAGTTACCACTGATTGCTTGGTCAAAGAACTTCTGCATCACTGCTACTATATTAATATAACCAGCATTAGAAGGCATATCCCAAAGGAGCGTGTAATTATTCTTAAGGGTGGCAATGTTAGGTACGATCTGTTTGAGAGGTCCCTTCTTAGACTTCTTCGTTGAGATATAATCTCTGGGTGGTTCAATACCATTTGTAGCATTAGAGACAACCGATGAGGACTCTGAGGGCATCTGTGCCGATAGAGTGCTATGTCTGAGTCCGTGAATTCTGATAGACTCTCTAAGTTCTTCCCAGTCATAGTTAAGTTTGTTAGGTACGATCTCATCTACATCTTTTTTGTAAGTATCAATGGGTAGATATCCATCAAAGTACTTTGTTTTGTTGAACGCATCACAAGCTCCCTTCTCTTCAGCAATCTTATTAGATGCTTTAAGTAGATTGTATTGGAATGCCTCAGTCAGATCATGTACTAATTTCCATGCCTTTGGATCTTCATACTTAACATTATTCTTAGCAAGATAATGTGCTAAACCGATGAATCCTACACCAAGAGAACGTCTAGCAAGTGTGCTACGTCTTGCTGCTTCTACTGGATACTTCTGATAATCAATCAACTCTTCTAGAGCTCTCACAGATAGGTCACAGAGCTCTTCAATCTCATCTAAACCACGTAGCTTACCAACATTAATAGCAGATAAGATACACAATGCTATCTCTCCACTACCATCTATATGTTGGATAGGATCTGTAGGTAGAGTGATCTCCTGACAGAGATTACTCATGTATACCTTGTCCTTAAATGATGAATGACTATTACAATGGTCAATATTCATCAAGTAGATACGACCAGTCTCTGCTCTCTCCTTTAAGAGGTCGAGGATGAGCTCTTGAGCATCAACGGTACTTCTTGGGATGGTGGAGTCGGACTCGTATTTAATATAGAGTTCGTCAAAGGTATCGCTACCAAAAGCGTCATACAACCCAGGGACATCATGAGGGCTGAACAAAGTAATAGGTAGATTTTTGATAAATCGCTCATAAAATAATTTACTTAACTGGATGGAGTAGTCGAGTTTTCTGACTCTGTTGTCTTCTGTTCCTTTGTTGTTTTTGAGGACGAGGATGTCTTCGATTTCTTGATGCCAGATCGGAAAGTGGACAGTCGCTGACCCACCTCTGATCCCGTTTTGAGTGCAACATCGGACAGTTGATTCAAACTTCTTAAGGAAGGGTACAACACCTGTGTGCTGAACCTCCCCACCTCTGATTTTAGAGTTGATGCCTCTGATTCGGCCTGCGTTAATGCCGATACCAGCCCTTTGTGCAACGTACTTGCCAATAGCCATGTCGCTGCTAAAGATAGAATCGAGGGTGTCATCAATATCAACCAGAACACAAGATGCAAATTGACGAATAGGTGTCCTGACTCCTGCAATGACTGGGGTTGGGATGTTGATGTAGTGTCTGCTGATGGCGTTGTAGTATCTTCGGACATAATCTAATCGGGTTTCTATAGGATAATCTTGAAAGAGGGTAGTAGCAATCATGATATACATGTACTGCGGTGTCTCATACACCTCATTTGTACTGCGATCTTGTACCAGATACTTATCTGCTACTTGTCTAAGACCAGCGTATGTAAACAACAGATCACGATCATGATCTATCCATGAATCTATCTTATCCCACTCTTCTTTGGTGTATTTAGATAATATGCTACCATCGTATACACCTTTTGTTACACACCCTGTAGCATGTTCAAATAGATGGGGGTAACCTTTCGGCCATTGAGACCCAAACACCTGCTTTCTGAGTCCATACAGAAGCAATCTAGCAGCAGCAAATTGATAATTAGGTTGCTCTAAACTAATTAGATCACTCGCAGATCTAACAAGGATCTCTTGAATATCAGAGGTCTCAATCCCATCATAGAATTGTAGTCCAGAATTCATTTCTATTTGTGATGCACTAACACCACTACCAAGACCTTCACAAGCGTCTGCTACTACTCTATGGATCTTTTCGAGGTTCAACCCCTCAATATCACCGTTACGCTTGTGTACTTTTGTGTCTGTTCCGTTGCTCATACTTTTTTCCAGTCGTTAAGTCTAAGGTTTGCTTCTAATCCGTAGTATACATTTGATTCTACCACGGTTTGTACATTATGTCCAGCTAGGAACATGTCGTTGATGTCCTTCTCCTGTATATTCTTAGGCCATATCACAACCTTATCTCCTCTGTCCACGGATCGGGAGATTCTACTGACGATTTCTCTGTTGCGTGGTTCATTATCATAAACCCAAATATAATCGCTCCAACTATACGTCCGAGGATCAACATCGGAGCCAGCCATAGCAACCGAGTTTTTAAGAAATGTCGCATCGAATGGTCCTTCTGTAATGTAAATGGGTTTGTCCTTATTAATCCTATCCAATCCAAAGATCTTAGGTCTACTCTCGTCAAGCATGATCGTGATGTACCTCATCTTTGACGTAGGGGCTAACGATCTACCTTGATACCCAAAGAGCTTACCATCACTATCTTTGAATGGTATAATTATTCTCGGACTATCTTGTCTTGCTGTATCATATGTCTTCTTCTGTTTGTTTGTCCAAGCTTTAAACTTAGGACAATAATAGAAGTAATCTAGACATTTAATCTTCCTATTTTCGAGATATTCTCGTGCTGGATGTGATGTATTTAGATCAGAAATCTTCTCTAAATCAATTGTATTGAAAGTAGGATTTTTAAACTTAAACTTTGGTTCAGGTGTGAAGGTACGTGACCCAGTTTTATCAGCACTACGAAATTTCTCCATGATATATCGGTCATGGAGTAATGGATCTTGATCTTTTAAAAAATTGGATAGTGTCCTACCAACACCACAGTTGTGGCACTTGTAAACATAATCATTCTTTATCAGAAAAATGTATCCCCTAGCTTTATTCTTATGTTTCTTAGAGTCTCCACAGTAAGGACACCTAAAATTATAAAGACCTCTCTTCTTATTTGAAAAGAGGTTAAGCCTGTGAGATACTAGTGTTATGTACTGTTCGTCTAGTACGGACATCCAATACCTTTATAGTACTCACTACTATACTAGAAAAATTCTATCTCGTCAACTCAGAGGGTGACACTTCAAACACTGGTCTAACTATTTTTTGTCCGATTGGACTAACGATGAAAGATATAATACTAAGAGCACCAAATATAGTCCACATCTTCTTCTCCATGACCTGAAGACGATCATCAACCTTACGTATGTCACGTTCACACCCCTTTTTGATGTCTAAAGCTTGACGGTTTACTTCACGATGTACACTTTCGATCTTCTCGAAGAGGACACCATCAATCCTATCCTGTTTGTCCAACTTTTCGTTGTGAACAGCAAGAAGGTTACCCATCTTGACAGAATTGTCTTGAAGAGTATCAACAACTTTTTCCAGCCGCTCTATTATAGCAGCGTTAATACTCTCGGCCATTTATTAGGTGTTTCTTATTGCGAAATCCAGAGCAGTCTGGAAGGTTGACGCATCCTTATTCAACATAAATCTATACTGCTGTTGTTGCTCGTCACCCAATTGAGCATACGCAGCTGCTATCTTCTTAGCAGAGAAGTTATCTAAATTCTGTTCGGACTTATCAGAGAATGTAATCTTAGCAAAATCTGTTTCGCCACTAGGATTAAGTTCTGATGTCGCTACTTGTAATGCTACATCTAAAGCATCTACTGTTTGTGTATTTTCAGTCATAATGTTATCACTTTCATGTTCAACTTCATTCTTTTGTAATTTTTTAGTTTGACTAGAAGCTTTCTTCTTAAAGTCAGATAGACGAGCCTTCATAAGGATGTCCATCTCCTTAGACTTGTCTTGCATTCCTTTCTTTGCTTGGTCTTTCTTAGTTTGAAGTTGCTTCTGCCTCTTCAACTTTTTCATTTGACCAATCTGCTTCTGAGCACGTTCTGTTTCAGTAGGTGCTGCTTCAGAAATAGTTGTTTCTAGTTCTTCTTTCTTCATCTTCCTTTTGGTAATACGAGAGAGCATAGTTTTAGCACCCTTGGTGCGTCCGTCTACCATGTCTTGATTCGCTTTTTTATATTTGCGAGCAGACTTAGTATTAACGAATACGAATGCAGGAGGCATTGATAAGGCAGCACCATCGCCAGCCATCATCTCAGTTAAATTAGACTCAGTTGCCTTAGACATTCTTCATCCACATCGGTATTTAGGTTTAAGGGTAATCTATCTAAAAAGTACATGAAAGCTTTTAGGATAGACCAATGCGTTGCATCTATTTTAAAGAACAGCAACGGTGTTGCTGCATCACCAAACGCATTGTATAGTATTATAATATGATTTAGGATCAGATGAACCTTGAAATCTCCACTCGTTTCATATCTCCTCAGAAGTCTCTTAATATATTTGAAGCGTTTTAAATCTTCTTCAAAGTCTTCGTAGGTTACAGAGAGTGGGTTATCATAATTTTTAATAGCAAACATCAACCAGTTGTCCTGGTTCAATTCATCAAAATTCATTTATCAGCTAACAAAGGTTAGTGTAGCAGCACCATTAGTAATTACTTCAACACCACCAATGGAGTTGTTGACTTTAACTCTGAACTTATCTCCAGTCTCACTAGCAGTTTCGCCAGTAAGTGCGAGGTTTGCAGAAGTTGCACCTGATACATCTGTCCATTCTCCACCAGTAACATCAAGTCGTTGCCACTGATAGGTGAGAGATGCTCCAGCACCTGTAGAAGATGCAGCGACAGTAAATGTTGCTTCACCACTAGATGTATTCTGGTTAGCAGGTTGAGTATCAATTGTAATCAAGGAAGTAATATCACCAGCAATTGTATCATCAGTGAAGTCTCCACTTATTGCGGATCCATCCTTATATGATGTAATCAATTCTGACTTATGACGTGTGGAACCAGCAGCATCTGTATATGTCCTGTATGCCCACCATCCAGGACTAGAAAGACCACGTGCTTTGTTCTCACTAAGCTGTGCTTCAGTTCTACTTACACCAACAATACTAGTTGTAGATGCAGTAGAAGTTCCATTACTCAATAGGAAATCAGCCAATGCCTTGGGTGCAGTACGTCTTTGTACCTTGTTTGCTGCTAACGTAGCATTAGTAGCAGCAGCATATGCTTTACCGAGAGTAATAGTATTACCATCGACTACTTTAGTATAGTACTGAACTCCGTCCAGAACTATGATGTCTCCAGCGACAATGGTGTCTGCTGAGCCTTTAGTAACAGTTGCTGAGTTTTGAGTAACTGCAACTGTTGCAGTAAAAGCAGCACTGTCTATAGATCCAAGTATGGGCATGACTTAATTCCTATTGATTTACAATTAATTTCCTGAAGTTATTTATAATATTTGAGAGCTGCTTCATAATAGTCACCTATATTATGGTCAGCAACTCCATCAAAACGAGTATCTTTCTCGTCTTCTAGTTTGATAACTGGATGAGTGTGTACATAGCCAGCGAGCCAAGGAGGAGTCCCTGGAACAATGTCATCACCATGCACAAACCGAAGATGTTCAAGATCTTTAACTCTCTTTCTAAGCTTACGTCCACCTGGTCTAGGTGAACCAGCAGTGACTAGTGCAATATTCTTATTGCCTGACTCCCATAACAAGTCTGCAATTAATGTTGCGGTAGCTCCACCAAGAGAATGACCTGCGATAACAAGCTTTCTCTTAGGATCCAATCCTTCATATGCTACCACTAGCTCGGCTAGTGTCCTGTTAGCATTGTTCTTGAATCCTCTGTGACAATCGTCACGTTTAATAAGAAACTTCAGATTGGTTACCCAGTCTGTAGTCTCATTAGTTCCTTCTACAGCAAGAATGGTATGACCTTCCACCTTCCTACTAACTAGGAAGTCTTGCTTATGTGGATACACATCTCGACAGCACCTGAGTGCTTCAAGTACTGCCTCTTTTGCTAAAGTCATGATAAAAACTCAATTAATATTATTTATCTGATCCCTGTGCATAAACATCTGGACCTTTCTTTGGTTTCTTTTGATCTTTGCCGTCATCAATCACAGGCATGACCTCAACCGTCTTCTTCTTTTTAGACTTGCCTTCTTCTAGACTCCATCTATCATGTGCAAGCCCTTCTACTTTTTTCTAGAATAACTCATTATTTTATCAATGGTCTTCTGCTTCTTAGACTCACATGCTGCTTCTTCTTCAACTACTGTACCTTCTTTCTCTGCAACTGCTTTCTCCCATCTCTCTTTGGTTATGGTGAAAGTAGTCTGAGTCATCTCACTAAGTTCAGTGATGATCTCTTCTAACTTAGCTTCTAATTCTTCTCTAGTTGCCTTCTTCTCTACTTCTTCTCTTTTAACACTAATAGCATTATTCTTTATCTCAGCACCATGTGACTGCTTAATCTTTGTGCTATCAGGTGCACCAGCATTAGCCTTAGGATCTTTTGTACTACCATTATCAGTGTTAACCACTTTAATAGTAGGAATAGTTTCCTTATCAAAATCTGGCTTAGGTATAGTACCTATTGGTGTTTCAATAGTAGCAGGTTCCTCTGAGATGGTACTTCCTTGGAAGGTATCTCCATCCATCCACTGTGCATATGACTCGATTAATGCTTTAGAATAATCATCATTATGTTGCACTGATGTTGTAGGTGCTTGCTTGTCCATGAGTAAAAAAGGCTGTTCTTCTTGGTTTATTTATACTTTCATTGACTTCTCTTATGTCCCTCACCCAAGCTCTAAACATTTCGTGGGCTTCGGAAACACAAATAACATAGTTCGGTCCAGTGCGGATTATCTTCCCCTTGATACCAGTATTAACATTCATCACAGTTTGTCCCTCAATAAAACATTCCTTCTGTCTGAAGTTCTGTCTTACTGCTTGATCTCTTATGTCTCTAAATGTTTTCACAGTTTCATACCTTTCCTAACGTCTGCTAGTAAAGCCAAAGCATCATTTGTATTTAGCAGATCACCAGTACCTTCTAAAAAATCTCTAGTCTTTAAATTTTTAGCAGCCTCCCTCATCTTAGAAGCAGACAACCCAGATGTACCATCAGAATCAGGATCTCTTTCTAAACCAGTTGAGTCAATTGATACTGTATCAAAAGCATAGTATGCCTGACCGTCTCCAGTCTCTTTCCTATTCCACTTAACATTAAATTCAAAATTCTTTGTCCTATCACTACCACATACTATAACAACATCAGTATAATCTTCCATCATAAGATACTGTAGAACAAATGGTAGGGTTCTTATTTGTGGATCAGATTTTATATTATTAACATACTCAGGAAACATCTTCTTTATCCAACCAAGCTTTGTAGCATGGTCTAATGGATCCTTAGCTTTACCCTGTGTCCACGTAGGCCAAATCATAAAATCTTCATGACCAGCAAGTCTCTTAAGCTGATCCAACATTTTCTTGTGTCCTAGATGTGGAGGATTCAACCTACCAAATACAATCCAAACTCTCTTCATGACCACCCCTTGAGTGAGACATCAAAGTTAGCCTGACTAAACACTAACCTCTTAATCAATTTAGTAGCTTTACCATTTTTAACAGCAACATATCCTTCCTGTGCAGTCATCTCAAGACCTTCATCAGTCCTTATATAAGTACCAAACTTCTCACCCTTCTCAAGCTTAGTAACAAATATTTCTTTAGCATCCTGTATAGTCTTATATAACTTCACAGTATTATCAAACTGAGATCCATGAGCATTTATAAAATCACAACCATTGTATAACTTAGCAAGCTTTGCTGCTTTAGTTTTTGGTTGCTTTACCTTATCTGCTGCCTTCTTACACTCACTACTAAAGTAATCTTTGAAATCAGAAGTAAAACTATTTCCTACTTGCTTACCTTCTCTAACATACTTGTTGAAATACTGCTTAAGCTTAACACCAATGGTAAGTTGATCGTTTTCTTCTATCTGCTTTGCTACACCATTTAAGAACGGACCACATTTATTAACAAGGGAGCTACTAGCGTTTTTTAAATTAACCAACTTCTGTTTCTCTTCAGATGTTAATAGAATATCTTTTCCTAGTGTGTCTATCTCTGCACTGATAACAAATACATCCTTATCCTTCTTTAGTTTAGATGGATCAAATCCAAAAGAAGCATGAAGCCTCTCAATACTACTACCAGTATATGTGGTATGAAACACCACTCCTATCTTTGCAACATTGGCTAAATCAAAATCACTGTCCTCCTGTGGTATAGCATATGTTATAGTATTTGGTTTGAATGTAATTGACTTCTTACCATCCACCATTTCTATTTTCTTATCATCTGTAAACAACAAGTCTCCCTGTACCACTCCATCAATTCCTATAGAAGGAAGGTACTTTAAAGCAGCTTTCAACTTAGCAGTAAGACCAGGAGCATGACCATGATTGTTTTCTATATCTTCATCAGTATAATTAATCTTTGCATCCTTATTAAAGATAGACTTAGTACCAACAAAGAAGTTATCTGTTCCTGGATACTGTCCACAGAATATAGCAGGTGCACCATCCCACTTAGTAGTCATCTTAAAATTACTAGTACCCTTACCAGTAAAGGTTCTAGCCAATGAATCTAAAAATTTAAACGCATCTTGAGCACCCTCCTTTCCATCAAGGAGAATGCTATCTTCTAAGTGTTCTAGGTGAGTGTTCTTAGACATTAGTATATCTTAGCGAATGGACCATATCTCAATCCCATCTTCTGAGCGATGAAGACCATATCAGTAACAAACTTATCTCTATCTTTCCTAGACAGAGAGAAGAAAGCATCAAGCCAAGCAATCTGCATTAACTTAGAGTTAGCAACCTGTGGATGAACAGAGAATAAAAACAATAGATTATCATATACCTCTTGGAATGATCTAATTTTCTCACCAAAAGATACTCCTGCATTAGCAACTCTTTTTATTCTGTCCAACCACTTCTTCTCATGATCTAAGAAATCAGAAGCTTCTTGAGGATATGCTGCACTAGCTCCTACAAATTTCCTCGAAGATCCATACTGTTTAAAAAGATCTTCAACATACTCAACCGTTGCTTTACCTAATCTAGCAGCACCAGCAGCTTTATCTGATGGTTCATATTTTAAACCACTAAACCTTTGACTATCATTCGCTTTAATCTGGAACTTATATTTTGTTGTACCATCACCCTTCACAATCAATGTTGTGTCTTGAGTAGAGAGAGTTATAACACCCTTCTTCTCTTTCTTACCACAGTCACATAACGTACTAACATAATGATACTCAGTAGTCTTCAGTTGATTAAGACCTAGGAATTTACCAACAGTATTCCAATGAAGATTAACCTCAGACCAGACTGCTTCATCACCACTAACCTTCTTTAAAGATATTCCCCATATCTGTTTCTTTCTCCACAAATCCCTCATGATAGCATTGAACTGTAAGAGTTGTGGATCAACTCTATCTCTCAGTCTGACCCTCATATTAGTCATATGCTTCTCATCAGTATGTTCCTCAAGATGTTTTATCCAATGTTTCTCATTATTAATCAACCAGATATCAGCAGGGTTCCAGTTATCTTTCTTACCTTTAGATGCCCAACCCTTACCTGCAACATATCCACTAATCCATTGCATAAAAGTTCCTTCTCTATCAAAGACACTAAAATCTCCTTTACTACACTTCGTTAATAAAACTTGATTCTGTTTCCAAAAATTCTCATACCAATCATCCGTAACCTGATCCAGCTTACATACATCTTTCCACAGTTTTTTCATATACTTACTTACTGTCGGATCTGCCTTTAATTTTTCCCAAGTAGCCCAGGATTCATTATGTCTTATTGCTCTCTCAAAAACAAACAGCGATCCAAGTTCTTGAGCTCTGGTCATAGCCGCAGCATTTACCTTTTCCTCTGGTAACCTCGTTGCAACTACCTGAACCTTTTGTTGTTTCCCCTTATCCTTATCAAGAACAAACCCCATAGTAAACACAGGATCTGAACCTGAAATCTTTATGTTTTTAGAATCTGGTTCCCATTTCTTAAGCTTGATGTTCCATTTCTTTGCTTGAAGATTCTTACATTCTCTTTGAACTTTCGTAACACCTGCAGCATTAGTACATATTTGAATAGCACCACCTTTAGCAGGTAATTTTGATTTACTTCCACTAGGCCACTGTGATCCCATAGGTCTAGGATTCTCTGAACTACCTTCCTGAATAAGCCATGTTGGTGCTTTAGCAAAGACATCAGTCATTTGTTTTTTATGTGTCTGATTCTTAATGTAAACTAAGAAATCATTCCTTATATCGAAACCTATTTTGGCCATAAAAAAATCCCCCTCTAGTTATTTAGAGGGGGATGGTCTTAGATATCACCTTCCTTTCGGTTCTCCGATTGGAATATATCAAACTCACCATCTGGGTATCGTGCTGCTAACTTCATCATGTTAGTGACTACGATAGTCTGGAAGTCTATATCTAATGCATTGCAAGCTTGTGCAATGTACCAGAACACATCACCTAATTCTTTTAAGAGATGTACCTTTGTATCCTCATCGAGCTCCTTACCTTGGAAAGCAATCTTCTTTACTATCTCTGTGAACTCTCCACCTTCTGCACTGATACCAACAGCAGCAGTAAGAAGACGAGGAACATCAACACCCTTAGATTCTAAATCTTTAATTCTATTGATGAACTCATCTGTACTTTTAGAAGGGTGGCTTGTAGTACCATCGACAAACTCTAGGTACTTATTATAATCAACTGTTTGTGTCATTGTGGATCTGAATAACGATATTCTTGTGATTTGTATGTGTCGGTAGGTGGTGGTGGATCTAGTCTCTTTACCTTCTCCCAGTCTTTTCGATAGACTAAAAGATTACATTGACTTACACCATGCATCTTACCTGGATCATCCCATTGCCTCACACATAATGTGAAGTAGGGAGCAGTCTTGTCGAAGAAGTTAACGAACCCCTTCTCTCCATTGAATTCAACCTGATCTCCATGTTTAAACATTCCATTCAGCGAATTTACTAAGGCGGTCTTGGTTTTGTTTTAATGTATCAAAAGCATCAACGTCTGGATCTTCTTCCTTCTCACTCATGATTTCAGAAGTAGATTCTGCAACATCAAATAACTTCATCTTCGATCTATCTATACCCACAACAAACTTACGATTTGTAGTAGGATCATTGTACCTATTCTTCAACTGCTTAACCATTATTCTACCTTCCTGTTCCAGTTCCTCGCTAGATATGAGAGCGAACATAAGATCAGCAGTAGCAGGGAGTCCAAAGGATTCTGAAGTGTCAGTGAGGTCAGGATCACTAGACCCGAAACCAGAACGAGTAGTTTGAGTAGCACTAACAATCGGTAAGTCAAACTCGACAGCAAGACCCCGAAGCTCTTCAGCAATCGCTTTAACATAAGTATAGGAATTAACAATAGCACCTTTATATCTTACACTAGCACAAATGTTAAGGTAATCTATAAAGATTATATCAGGTTTGAATGATTTCTTAAGATTTAGTTCATTAAGTAATGCCCTGAAGTGTCCAGCATGAGCTGACGCAGTAGGATACTCCTTAATAATAATCTTACCTTTAGTCTTCTTCTCAAGATCAGCGATCTTAGATTTAAACATCATCTGAGGTAGATCAACAATATCCTTGATGTTAACATTCAAACAGTTAGCATCAATACGTTCTGCAATCTTCTCTTCAGACATCTCCATCGTAACATAGAGAACATTCTTACTGCTCATCAAGCAAGCACTAGCCATGTGACACATGAATAGAGACTTACCAACACCTGTACCAGCAAGTGCTATGTTAAGAGTCTTATTAGGAAGACCACCCTTAGTGATGTAATTAAACTTCTCCAAGTCAAATGGTATCTTCTCTTCATCTCTATGATAGAACTCATATCTATCATCTGCAGACTCGATATAATCATGTCCTACATGCTCATCAAATGAGACACCTAGAGCTTCCTGTAAGATGCTAGGGATAGCATCCTTAGATAACTTCTCATCATTACCATCGGCAATCTTAACTGACTTGAGTAATGCATTATAGATTGCCTTATCCTGACACCACTTCTCAGTAGAGTCAGCTAACCAATCAGCATCAACCCATTCATCATTAAGATCATCCAATCTAATCAGAGAATTCTTATAGGTCTCATCTGTAAGATCAGTCCTATTACCCAGATTAATTTTCAGAACTTCTTTGGTAGGAGTCTTATCATACTTAGATGAAAAGTCTTGTATCTCTTCAAAGAGAACTACATCAACAGCATCCTGAAAATACTCTGAGTCAAGATGAGGTACTACCTTACGATAGTACTCCTCATTACAAAGAAGGTTCCGAAGGATAGTATTCTCTATCCTCTCAGTTGCCATAACTATACTCCGTTCTTGCTGCTTCCTCTAACTGAGCCATTACTTCGTCTGTGAAGTACTTCTCAGGATTAGCAAGAACAGATTTAGGGTAAACAGAAGTTTCACCGAACTTGATACGGTTGCCCACCCTTGTAAAGACGTTGTACTTCTCACCAAGCTCCAAGAGTCCATAGTACTTGTCCAGTCCACGCTCATCGAAGTATAATCTAGTAGCAACTTTGGAACCCTCCTTAGATAGTCGTGATTTTTTGGCTTCACACTTAATAATGTTACCCACTAAGTCTGTACCTTCCTTTTCTTTTGATTTGGATAAGTATATTATACTAGATGCAGCATACTTTAGTCCAGCTCCACCGCCCATTTCTTTCATTGGCACATAGGATCCTATCACATCATATGTGTGATTCGTAACAATCATAGGAACCCTAGCTTGTCCAAGCTTAAGAGTCAGTACTCTAAACGCACCCTTGATCAACTGTGATTTGGTCATGTCCCTGACCTGCTTATCATTAGAGATGTCTTCCATCTCCTTTGATGTTGATAGCATACCAAGAGAATCCAAAACAAACATCAATGGTTGACGCTGATCCTTTGGTTCTTTCAAATACTTATCAAGAATCCTAGTAGCTTGTGTTCTAAACTCTTCTATGGTAGCAACAGGAAAGATTACCATACGTTTAGAATCAATGCCCCTACTCTCAATCATGTCTTTGCTTATAGCAGACTCAGACTCAAAATAAATGACCCCACCGTCACCATGCTGATTAAGAAAGTTACGTACAACACTAAGGGCAAAGAAAGTTTTTCCTGTTGAGGATTCTCCAGCAAGTGCTGTAACCTTGTTGGATGGAATGCCACCAAATAAAGATCCACTAACGACAGCATTGAAAATATAGCTACCAGTATCAACAAAACTGGATGTGTCTCCTGCAGCCACACCGTCACTGACGATACTAGCGTATTCATTTCCACTCTCTTTTATTACTGTATCTAAGAACCCCATTTAGTAACCTCACTTTCAAACATATTAACATAGTTGTGACCACCACTGGCCATCATTAAAGCATACTGTCTTGCAGTATCACGCTCCTCAAAAACTCTAACCTGTTCAGGCTCTAATGCCTCTACCATATCATCCTGATAGGTGACTGTCCAAACTGTCTTGCTCATTGAAAAAACCTCCCGATTGTAACTACTTTTTTACTGGTCCACCCTATGCATTCTAGCACATTTTCGAGTGGTTTCAAGAAACTCTTTTCAAATTGTTTCTTGTGATCGATGTACTTGTCCATACCAAACTCCTTTGGTATCTCATTGAAGAAAGAAATACAATCTTCTCTGAGTGGATTAGGTGTCTTAAGATAAATGAATTTTATCTTCTCACCCTCTTGTATCAAAGGATACTTGTTCTCTATCTTATTCTTTTTAACATAATGATTATAGAGAAGAGCTCCTCTTACGTGGATGGGCGTTCCTTTGATATAGATTTCGGATCTTGAAAAGTATTTTTCAACTCCGTTGCATCCTCTGGGGAAAGCGATGTTTTCATAGGGTTGCTCTCTTGTCTCTGCTCTGACACCATCGATAAATGAGACAAGTTCATCATTTGTTTTGCCGATAATAATCTTAAAAGCTGCATATAGTTTGTCCCTAAAATATTGTGGTGTAGATGATCTAGCGGTCTCAAGTCCCATGATCTTCATCTTGGGTTCCTTATACCTGACTCCTTCTGAGTCCCACACGTTCAATATGTATCGCTTCTTAGCAGTCCATATACCACGGTCAGCAATGTTCTCTCGCTTCATGATCATCTTCTGTTCATACGCCGAGACATACGAAGCCAGTTCCTGGTAAGACTTCTCGATAAACGGCTCGAGTTGATCCTTACAGATCTTGTCCAATAGGTCCACAATCTTAATCTTATTATCAGACTTATGAGCAAAAAATTTATCAACAAGAGGTCCAAGATTAAGATATATTGAGTCGGTGTCAGATGCAATAACGTAATCAACCTTATCTGTAGAGAGTAGTCTATTTAGATAATTATTGATCTTGTTCTCTATCCAGCGAATAGATACCTGGCCAGAAAGAGTGATTGCTTCTGCATTAGCAAGCTTATAATACCTGAAGTGCTCATTGCCGATAGCACCATAAGCACTGTTAAGTGATATCTTCTTCGCCATCTGTATGTTGTTACATCTAGCGATCTCCTTTGTAATCTCATTGGATGGGTTCTTTTCATACTCTTTCTTTGCCTCAATCATCTTCTTCTTAAAGATGACCCTCTCATTGTACATCTTGTCCATAAGTTCTGGTAAGAACCCACGTACATCCTTCCTGTACTGTGCTCCATTAGCACATACTGCAAACTCAC